GTTTAATTTTTCAAATAATTTTTCATGTTGTTCCATGATTTCTTCATCAGAATCAGCCATCTCTGTTAGTTTTTCTTCTAACAATCTTGACTGCATTTCTAATCTTTCAACTTTATCTAAAAGAACTGCTTGACTAGTAGATAATTCAAACGTACGAGATAGGCTCCAACCAGCCAGTGCTAATAAAATTCCTATTAACATTGTTGTTATTTTTTCCATCATTGTGAATTTCCATTTTTGTAGCCAAGATCTCTATTAGCATCTTTTAATTTTTCTATGTCTATTAAAACTTTATCCATTTGTTTTCTTAAAAACTCAATGTTTACTTTGTTCAATGCCATGTTTTCAATATGTGCATTTAACTTGTCCGTAGTCTTGTACAAATCCTCGATCATCATGAATTGCTCAGAATCAGCGGGCAGTGAACCTAGTTGTCCACGTGGCCATTTAATTCTAAACTCTGTATTCTCTTCAAGATCTTTTTCCATTAATTGTAATCTAGTGTCTGCAACATTGAGACGTTCTATGATTTGGAAATAGCCCATCGTGCCGAGGGCGACGATAATTATCAGACTAGCAACCGTCTTCATCGGCATCTGCACTTTTGCCTCTTCTCCGATGTTGAGTGGTTTATTGGACACCTGGACCTCCACAGAGGGCCAGGACAACTAACATTACAATTAATAAACCTGTAAAGTAGTAATTCATCCTGGCCATCTCCATAATTCTATTTCACTATGTAAGCTACAACAAGCACTGCTATTATAATCACACATACTTTGTGATTGCACCAGCATTTGTTAGCCATGTTTTTAATTTTATCAATCATTTTTATCCTCAATATCATAAAACATTTTATCAGAATCTTCCGTTACCCAATCGTCTCCCTCTACATCCCAGTACGTAGTTTGAACCTTATAGTCTGGCCAATCATTTTCTGTCGTGTAGCTATTAACATGCCAAATGATTCTGTTATTTGGCTGAGCTGCATAATTGCCATTTTTTAATGCCAATATGTGTGCACACTTGTGCTCTTGCGGAATCTCTGAATGTTCCGTGTCCAGTATATTAGTCTCTGGATGTGCCCAGTCAAGTGTAAAAAGATATTGACCATGATAAAATTTTTTATCTTTTCCAATAAATTTGCCGTTTATACCAGCCAACCAATCAAAAACATGGACACTAGGATAATAACTAAAGCTGTTCCACAATTGGAGTTGATCCACTCGCATATCAGGCACGTCTTTTCGTTCAAACTCTTTTTGAAAGAATGCGGAAATCGGGAGCCTATAAAAGACTGCACCGTTTGGTAGCATGCAGTGAAACAATATCGCACGCCCTGATATAGAAGCAAGACCAAAGACAACACAGTCAACAGCTTCTCCTTTATGTTCTTTAAGATCATAGAGATACTCCCTTCTTATTTTACAATAAATCGGCGGTATGTTAGCATTTAAATAAGACATAGTACATTATTTTATTTCCCCCCAGTTAGGTCCAGATTCATAATCTACTTTATTTGGCACTTCTAAGTCAACTGCGTTTTCCATCACATCTTTTATTTTTTCTGCTTGTGATTCATCAATAATTGAAAAGTCTAACTCATCATGTATTTGTATATGAGCTATCAAACCTTCTTTATATAATTCTACCATTGCTTTCTTTGTCATGTCAGCTGCACTACCCTGAATTAATTTATTTAATGCTTTGTATGTAAATGCTCTACGTGTGGAGTTTTGATGCCAATAGTTTCGTTTAGGTTTACCACTTTTATCTTTTACAATATTACCTTCAAAATCTTTTAAATGAGGACCCATCTCTTGAAGTTCTAACATACGTTCGTGATCTTCTGGTGGTACGTACGTTCCCCAATCTGCTCCTCGTAATACTGGTTCGTATTTAGGAAACCTACATCTTCTACCAAGTAAAGTTTTTATTTGTCCTCTTGCTTCTGCAGCTTTCATAACTTTGTTCATCAACTGTTTAACAAAAGGTGCTTCACTATGATATTTTGTAAATAGTTCTTCTGATTTTTCTTTTGATACTCCAAGTTCTCCCTGTAGTTTTGCTTTACCCATACCATAGAACAAACCTAAGTTAATTGTTTTTGCTTGTGATCTTGGAATTTTAGCCATCTCCGCAACAATCTTGTGAAAGTCTGTTGATGGATCTGTTTCGTATGAATCTGCAATTTGATTTACAGATGGTAAAGAAAATTTTAATGCATAGTGTGCAACAAGTCTTGGCTCCTGTTGCGAGTAATCAAATGTACCCCACTTCATACCTTCTTCTGGTATAAATAAACTTCTAAGTAAAGGCCCTGTTTCCGGATCCCTAGC